CCCTTCAACTTGCATAATATTGATGTATGATGAATACTGTATCGGATTCCTCCCAACTAAAGCCGCTTATTGCGGCTTCTTTTTTTTTGAGTTATGTTATTAGATACCCTGACAGCGAAAGCTGACACTTGCCACGACAGGAGTATCAAATGGCAAATACAACCTTTTCAGGCCCCGTCCGGTCCAAGGGCGGCTTTAACGTAATAAATGAAAGCAGCACCACTGGTGTGGTTACAGAAACTGGTTTTTCTGTAAACTCCACTGGACAGCTTGTTTCTATGGGAACAAGGAAGATCCAGTCTTTCGCTGGCTCCCTTGCTGCCACAGATGCGGCCAGCACTGCATATGCAGATGGAGACGTTCTCGTAGAGCTTGGAACGCTTAACACAGACGCCCCTGATGGCCTCGTAACCCCCACAAAGTTCTTTATCCATAGGGCTTTGATCGGAATCACAACCGCCGCCGGGCAAACCCTTGTGGGTAGCTTACAACTCAGCGCCACAAGCGGGACGGCTACAAACGCGGCTGTTTCTTCTGGAACAGAGATCGTTGGTGCTGGTGTTACATCATTCAATGAGCAGTTGAGCGCGACTCAGTCCATTACTGAAATCGACATCAACTTCAATGATACGGCTGGAAACTACCATATTTTTGTCCCCAACGTGACAGCAGCAATCGCAAGCACACATCTGTATGCGGCTGCTACAACCACTGTAAACGCTGATGTAACCGCTGGACGCTTCACGGTTGAACTAGAATACTCAGTATTCTAAGGAGGCTGCGATGTCTATGTCTGATGTATTCGCGGTAACCAAAACAGCGGACGCTACGGTGTACGATGGCAGAGTTCGTGTGCGTCAGATCCAAGTCAAGACAGCCGGTTCAGGCAGCCCCCAAGTCGTTCTCAAAGACGGGGGTTCCAGCGGGACGACAAAGTTAGATGTTGCTTTCGGCACATCTAGCACCTTCTCGGTGAATATTCCTGACAACGGAATATTGTTTGAATCTGATGTTTATCTGGATCTGACTAACTGCTCTAGCGTGACGGTGTTTCTCTCGTAGGGGTTATCATGGCAGAGCGTAAGGCTAAGATGCCCCCTAGAAACAAGAAGAACTTCCGTCCCACAAAGTCCGGCGCTGGCATGACTAAGGCTGGCGTTGCGGCTTACAGGCGCAAAAATCCCGGCAGCAAGCTGAAGACAGCGGTTACAGGCAAGGTAAAACCCGGCAGTAAAGCAGCGAAGCGTAGAAAGTCTTTCTGCGCCCGTTCTGCTGGGCAAATGAAAAAGTTCCCGAAGGCTGCAAAGAACCCAAACAGCAGGCTTCGTCAGGCTAGGAAGAGATGGAAATGTTGAGTTCTAAATTCATAGCCGGAACTTTGTTCGTATCCGTTGTAGGCATGTGCGCCACTGGCGTCACATGGATATCCTCCACGTTGATAGGCGTGGACAAGAGCGTTGCTGTCATGTCTGTAAAGATCGATGACAACAGTCAGAAGATCGATGAGCTACACAGCATGTTGAAACCAATGTGGGAAGAGTTCACAGGAAGGAGCTACGATGACAATATCGCGAGCTTCCATGGGGCGTCAGTTGTCACCGAGCGGTAAGCGCAACTACAGGTCTGAGTATAAAAACTATCAGTCCACTACAGCGCAAAAGAAGCGTAGGGCTGCTAGGAACACGGCAAGAAACAGGATGCTCGCGTCTGGCAAAGTGAAGAGGGGTGACGGCAAAGACGTTGCTCATAAGAATGGAAACCCAAGAGATAACAGAAAATCAAATCTCAAGGCTGTTCCTGCATCGAAGAACAGGTCGTTCAAAAGAACAAGAACGGCAAGGAAAGTAAACAAGAGGGCATAGGAGGTTCTAATGAGAGCGGCAAAGATGCGTTGTAAGAACAATAAAAAGCCTATTGCCATGAAGTCTGGCGGCAAGACAAAGTCTCGTGTAAACGAGTCTGGAAACTATACAAAGCCGGGTCTCAGAAAGAGGATATTTAATAGAATTAAAGCTGGAGGAAAGGGCGGCGCTCCGGGTCAGTGGAGTGCGAGAAAAGCTCAGATGATGGCTTCTGCCTATAAAAAGGCTGGGGGAGGATATAAGTCTTAGGCATGAAACACGCTTTTCTTCTATTCGTCTTTTTAGGGGTGGGGGATGATAAGCGTCTTGTTAGCAATGATATGTATTTTGAGAACTTGAATGAGTGTGTTTATTTTGCCCAAAAGCTACACAAACAGGGAGAAAAGGTAACGTCATATTGTCTGCCGAAGATGGTTGACAGCAAAACGAAGGTGTACTGATGGTTGATCCCGCAAGCGCTATGGCGCTGGCCTCTGCCAGCTTCGCCACCATAAAAAAAGGTTTTGCCATCGGTCGCGATGTCGAATCCATGATGTCGGATATCGGAAGGTGGATGGGCGCTCTGAGCGACCTAGATCAGGCTGAGAAAGAGGCGAAGAACCCGCCCATCTTTAAAAAACTGTTCGGTGGGAAATCCGTTGAGCAGGAAGCGATGGAAGTGTTCAGCCACAAACGACGTGCGCAACAGCAACGCGATGAATTAAAACAGTGGATTAGCCTCACGTTAGGGATGTCGGCATGGGAAGACTTGCTGCGCACAGAGGCAAGAATAAGAAAGCAGCGTCAGGAGACGCTTTATGCACAGCGTGAGAAGCGTCGGAAGTTTGTTGAAATAGTTGCTTGGGTAATAATGATCACTGTTGGTGCGTCTGTATTGTTTGCATTTATCATGTTGTTAAAAGCCCACACGGCTATGGCAAAAGAAATGATCACATGCAGGCTTGCTGCCTATGAAAAAATAGATGGCGAATGGGTATGTCTTTACAGGGGCGCAAACAATACACAAGAGGTGTTGCATCTCGGTGGCTCTAACTCTTGCCCCAGAGATATAACGTGTGAGTATAAACCTAATAGCAAACCTGTTAGTATTAGAGACGTTTTAAATGCAATAAAAGAGGCGATGAACTGATGGGCCTTAAAGCACCGCAGAGGAGTCTGAAGGCTTGGACCAAGCAGAAGTGGAGGACAAAAAGTGGCAAACCGTCCACGCAGGGTCCGAAAGCTACCGGGGAAAGATATTTACCGTCTAGTGCTATCAAGTCGTTGTCGTCCAAGGAGTATGCGGCAACGACTAGGGCAAAGCGGAAAGCTAAGAAAGCGGGTAAACAATTTTCAAAACAGCCCAAAAAGATTGCCGCTAAGACCAGAGCGCACAGGAGAACTAAGTAATGTCGGTAGTGACGCCTGATCTTCCTGAGATATTTGAAGAAGCCTTTGAAAGGGCTGGCCTTCAGATGACTACAGGATATGACCTCAAGACAGCCCGTAGAAGCCTCAATCTAATAACACTGGAGTGGCAAAACCGTGGACTTAATCTCTGGACCATTGAGTCTGGTACGCAGGCTCTCACAGCAGGGACAGCGACTTATACGCTCCCTACAGACACGATTGATCTCATTGAGCATCAAATTAGAACCGGCACTGGAACGTCTCAAGTCGATACCAACGTCAGTCGCATCAGCGTTTCGACATATGCTAAACAAAGCTCGAAAAACACTCAGGGACGCCCTAATCAGATTTTTGTAGATCGTCAGGCGACATCAGTCGCGGTGACGCTGTGGCCTGTTCCTGATCTCAGCACCTACACACTCTTCTATTACAGACTCAAGGGAATATCTGGAGTTTCGTCCGGCATTGGAACTACGGCTGACATGCCGCCAAGGTTTGTTCCATGCTTGGCGTCTGGGCTTGCTTACTACATAGCTATGAAGAGGCCCGAAGTGTCGGATCGTGTGGCACCCCTCAAGCAGGAATACGAGTTCCAGTTTGAGCTTGCGGCAAGTGAGGATGCTGATTCATCATCAATCAAGTTCGTGCCATACAACACATTCTACGCAGGAGGGTGAGATGCCTATTAGAATTGAAGCTAGAAAAAATCCAAAAGGAAGGAACAAGGGCAGGTCCACGCCGGGAAGAAGGGCGAAGCCAGCCACATCAAAAAACAAGCCTCGTAAATCTATCTTGGAGCGTCAGCTAGATGTAGTTATGCCGGGGCAGAAGTCGGCCAAATCTGGTGGGTCTATGAAAAAGAAGGGCTACGCAAAAGGTGGTGCTATGAAGAAAAAGGGAATGGCCAAGGGCGGAAAGCTCAAGATGGTCACCAATGACAAGGGCCAGAAGGTTCCGTTCTTCGCTGCTGACGGCAAAGGCAAGATGGCCAAGGGTGGCATGATGAAGAAGAAGGGTTACTCCAAGGGCGGCATAACTAAAAGCGGCCGGATGACATTCGACCCAAAGGTTATGAAAAAAGAACGACTGGAGAAGATGGTAAAAGATCTTCAGCCCAGCACAAAAAGTATTAGAAGCGCCCTCAAAAAGAAGGCTTCTGGTGGTGCCATGAAGAAGAAAGGCATGAAAAAAGGCGGCATGATGAAGAAGGGTTATGCCAAGGGCGGATCTGTAAAGGTCAAGTCTGGCGATACCCTGTCTCAGATTGCAAAGTCGAAGGGCCTGACACTCAAGGCTCTGCTTGATGCAAACCCCGGCATCAAGAACG